GCACCCGTTCTCTGGCCTGCTGCTCGATGATATCCTTGTAATCCTTGCCTTGTTCGGCACAAAGCTGTTCTAAGGTCGTCAGTCCCATGGCATACTCTAATTTACTGGCTTGCACATCTTTCAAGGGGTCGACCCAATCCCAGCCTGGTGGCAACCACTTGTGCTTCAGGTATTTCCGCTGGTTGGTAAAGAAGTCCGGAATCTTCAAGCGGCCGCACAACACGGCGGCGGTGATGACTTCTTTATAGACGGCTCGGTTGAAATGATTAATCAGCCACTGCTGCACCGGCTGATACGTCCGACGATCCTCCAGGGCGCTGTGCCGGGCGGACGAATAGTTGACTTGCGATACGTCGCGGCTAGTCGCCTCGTAGGAAAGTCCCTGACCAGCCGAAGATATGCGATAATTGGTCTGAACGAAATCGCGGGTATTGCTGTTAATCCCTGAAGGACTGGCCACGTCCATTTTTTCGCCGGGCAGCAGGTATTCGATGATACCCGGCTCCAGGTAATTGCGGCGGTGCTTTTGGTGATCCTGCGGCATCTGGCCGAGCCGGCCGGCGATCCCTTGGGGCGTGGTCTCGACATAGGCGGCAAAACAGGCGGAGATCCGCGCCTTAACCCGCTCGGCCTCCAGGTAGTCGCCAATGTCCTGAATGGCCTCGATGCTGGACGCCAGTAGCGACATGCCGCGCACCTGGGTAACCCGCTGTTTGGTAAAAAGATGCAGCACCTGATTGGCCGGAATTCTAAGCGACTGGAGGTTGTAAGAATACTGGTCCAGCGTCGACTGCTGAAACCAGTAGGCCACCGGTCGCAGCATGGCATCCACCTCCACGCCCGAATAAATCCGGTTGCCGTTCTCACTATTCTCAAACAGGGTGGTGTCAAACATATCCGCCTCAATTAGCTGCAGGCGAAACGGGATGAACGGAGCGTTCGGGTCATGGATTTTGACCGCGACGATATCCCCGTCGACGATCATGCGCCTTAAGTTCATTCGCTCCATTTCCGTAAAGGTTAGCTGACCCATCACGTCGCAATTCTGTTGCTCGCACCATTCGGTCCATACTTCTTCGAGTTCCTGGTTCAGGGCATCGTCATCGGTTTTAGCCTGGACGTTAATGCCAAGGCCAACGACATTGCGTTCAAACGGATTAATGATGGATTTAGCGATGTCGTTGTTGCGCTCCAAATCGCGGGCAGTTAGAAGAATCCGCTGGCGATAGGGCTTGTCCACCAGCTCGGCGCTGCCCCAGGCCGCATTGGCCCGGCTGTTGAAGCGTCCCAGCCTGCCGGCATCGTAGTTCCGGCGCAGTTCCTGCTGTTGCTGCTTAATGTCTAGTGCCTCACGATACGCTTGCCGCTCAAAGGCCGCTTTGGGGGATATCCAGCTTACAAACCGGTCAATCGATTGGCCTAATCCCAAGGGGGAATCCCCCCTTTACGCAGTGGCCAGGCCGCATAGGCGCGAGTTACGCCGCCAGCCGCTAATTGTTCATAAAAAAGCTCTTCCTGCAGGCTTTTACGCATAACCCGGAGTTTTTCCATATCCGTTTTACGGTATCTTCGGCCACTAATTTGCATTTCTTCTGCTCCGGCAATCAGAGCGGCTATCGCCGTTTCCACCTGCGATAACAGCTCTCGGACAATACTCATACTCGCTCACCTCCTATAATGAATAAAGACGACCGCAAGGCCGCCCGCTTACCGTTTCATCCAGTTGCTTGTATTCCCCAGCCACTTGTTGCCGTTTGTCGCGGGCTGTGTCGGCGAGGGCCGGATGATCACCGGCTTTTGCAAATACCGGGCACCGCAAATCTCGGCGGCCAGGGCACAGTTTACTTCCACGTCGAGAAGATGGTTCTGGGCATGGGTGCTGACCTTCGCCCATTCATAGGTGATAACACCCGCTTTGCTTTTTTTCTCAATCCGCTGTTCGGACACGATTTGGTCGGCGTACAGCCGGTCAATGTCCTCGGGCACCATCCAGGCGCCGGGCATATTGATTTCATGAGCCAGCCGACCAGTGATAAAATCCTTAAACTGGTTGGGGTCAAAGATGTACAGGATCAGGCCCAAGGCTATATCCTTTTCAATCTTGGTCTGTACATAGCGCGACCGGAGCGGCCGGGAAGAACCCTTGGTGGGCACGCAGATATCCTGGTTGTAGGCACAGAATTTATACACCTCGTCAGTATTGAATCCCGAGTCGATACAAGCTTTGGCAATATAGGCGACTTCGCCGGTTTCGTTCATCGGGTAGGGCCGTCGCAGGATATTTTCAATGTCTGCCCAGGTTTCTGTCCTTCCGTAGTCCACCAACCAGGAAGTCAAGTCAGGCCCCCACGCCCTTACCCCCCACCAGAAGTGGTTGAGCTGCACATCGACGCCGGCCACAAGCAGCTGAGCGTCCTGATGGACTCTGCCTTTTGGATAGGCGGCGCGTTTTGCCAGTATCAGATCGGAGTTGTGGCGTTTGGCCTCGGTTCGCCAGGGTTCCGCCAGCCAAGAGTTGACGAAGTTTTGGAGAAGAAAAGGAAATGCTTTGGATTTTAGAAACTCAGCGGCGATATCGCCGAAGGTGAGCCAAGGCGAATAGATGCTGGAAAGGTGGAAGGCCACCCGACGGGCAATGCGCCCCGAGGTGTTGTCGGAGCGCCAATAGCCGCCGCGCAGCATATCCTGCTTGTGATGGTCGCGGATAATTTCCTGGCAGTGTTCGCATACATACCAAGCTTTTTCTCTGGCTTCCGCCGGGGTTTTGACCTCTTTGGGCCAGCGGATATTGCTCATTTTTAAGACCTGATGCTGACCGCAATGCGGGCAGGGAACATAAAAATAGCGCCGTTCGTCGGCGCTCTCGAAGGCTTGCCAAATAGCCCCCATCTGAATGGTTGGGGTGGATATCAAGACAATTTTTCGGTTGTGAAAGGTCTTGGTGCGCTCCCGCGCCAGGCTGATGGGGTCGGCTTCCTTGCCGGCGTTGGCCGGATATTTGTCCACCTCATCCAGCAGCAGAAACCGGATCGGCCGCGACGACAGCGACGCCGGGGAGTTGGCCCCGGACAGGGCCAGGTACATGCCGTCAAACTGCAGTTCCAGCGTCTTTGAATCCTTACCGTTATAGCGAACAGCGGTTTCAGGAATTAAAGTAACCATAGGCTGGATGCGGTTGGAACTGGCAAACTCGGCCAGTTCCAGTGTCGGATAAACCAGGAGCGTCGGGCTGGGGTCCTGGGCGACGGTATAGGCGAGAATGTTTAGGAGCGCCTCGGTGCCACCGATCTGGGACGCCTTGCAAAAGATAATCTCCTCGATATCGGGATGGGTGAAAGCGTCCATGATTTCCTGCAGGTACGGTGTGCGGCTGGTCTGCCACTTACCGGGCACGGCGGCTGTTTTTTCGTCCAGTATCCGGTATTTATCCGACCACTCGGTTACGGTTAGGAGGTCAGGCGGTTTCAGTATGGCAATGGCATCTTTCAGCCACGCCGGCCACTCAAGAGGAGTTCTTTTTCTTTGACCGGCGCGGCGGAGTGTAGACTCCGTCAATGCTGATCTGTTCGAGCCCATCGGTTATTACCTCATTGACCAGTCTTTCTATCCTCCTCGCGGTTACCGCATCCACATGAGAGGCCACCTCCACCGATACCCGCCGGCCCAGTGTCAGGAGCGAACGTTTCAGGACAATGAAAAATCGCTGCAGGGTATCGGTAGTTTCTTCCGCACTGACATATTTGCCCTTGAGTTCCCCGAGCTTGATGGCAGCGGAAGCTGCAGCCAGCTTTTTGAGGTCGGTATCCGCTTTGAGTTTTTGCTCCTTAAGGGCAACGGCGTCCGCCTGCCCCTCGGTACGGATGCCGCCTCCCACCAGCCCCCGCCAGCGCAAGATGTCTTTAAGGCACCACCAGCCGTGTTCTTCTTTGGGGCAACCGTCACGGACCCAGTAGGTTAATGTTGATTTGTCAATGCCCAGTAATTCGCATACATCTGAGGTGGAAACACATTTTTTGCCGCCGATAATACGGCCCCACTCGTCTGCCATAGGTCTCTGCCTCCCTTGTCCGCCCATAAAAAAAGAAGCCCTTTATGGCTTCTTCGTGTACTTTCCTTCTATATGATAGCGATCCGGCCTGCTTCGATTTCCTCCTCGATTTCATTCTCGGTATACATCACTATATCGGTATTCCGAGGGTCTTCGGAAGCCAGTACACAAGCGTCATGCCATTTGCCAACCACCTTGTAGTTCTCTTTGCTGCCTTTTAGTGTAAGAAGGGTTCCTTTAGCGTATTTCATCGTTTTAGCCTCCTGTGCTTTTCTTGTGTTCATGATAGCTCTAAAAGCACAGGTAATCAACTCATTTCTTTCGTTTTCATCGATTATCTTCTTTATTCTAACGATTGCTTATTTGAACAATTTTCGATGCTATTACTCGCCCCCCAAAAGAACCATGATTAAAATGGTGGACATTATTTAAAGTATTTGAACACGAAAAAAGGAAGCCGGAGTCGGCTTCCTATGCAGTCTTATTCGCTTATTTTTTTATTGTAAGCCAGCCCTCTTTAAGTCCTTCCTCGATCTCATCCTCTGTAAACAGAACCTCGCTGTTTTCATCATCTTGGGATGCCATTACATAACTGTCGTTTACGATATTGAGCCTGTTGACTACCGTATATAATTCATCGTTCGATTCAAAAATGGTTCCTTTGGGATATTTCATCTTACACTCTCCTACTTTTATAAAAATTTTCCCAGAGTCGCTCCATGCGGATTCTTTGTATCAGGAGAACGTCTTTTAGACTTTATCTCACTATTGCTCCATATCTCTTGCTATACCTACCTCCATCAGACCTTCCAGCAATCGTCGACTTTTCTCTTCTATTGTCCGGGCGTTAATATTAATGCCGAAACCGGCGAATTTGAACACGTTACCAGCCACATAGGCGATATATTCCTCGATATGAGGCAATGTGTCCCGGTGAAAGCACTCATTCCACATTTCATCGACAACCGCTTCCGGCGATCCACTATATATTCTGTCATTCATCATTACGCGCATCATTATCACCACCTAAAGTTATAATTCCGCTTATGTCGCGGTTCTTCTTCCGGAAAAGCCGATTCCTTGATCGCCCGATGGAGAATGCCGATATCAAAACCAGCCTCCTGGTAACCTTGCCGAATGATATAGTAATATTGGTTGCCTGGCCTGCCAAGCGGCAGTCCCTCGTTCATAACGTACACCATCGCCTTAACCCGCTCGCCCTTAAACGCTACTGTCACGGTTTCCTTGCGATAGAGGCGCGGAAAGCCTTCATAGCGGTCCAGCGCCACCTCGTCGGCTGGCTCAATCTCCCAGAGCAGCACCGGCACTATACCGGCGGCGTCCGGTTCAATGTTCATCACCGCATTGTCTTCCATGCCCCGAAAGGTTGCCCTGTAGCCCCTGAGCTTCGCCGGTCCCAGTACCCGCGCGGTTGGACACCGCAGTGCCATCTGTTCAATATTCAAATTGCTGCCATAAGCCAAATAGATTCTATTCATGACTATTCCCCCACTCTTTATTGAGGCGGGCGGCTTTGCCGCCCTGCCTTATTTTTTTATGACGCCGCGTATCTCCAAGCGCTATTTCCTTCCAGCTTGGCTAAAAGGTGCTCTCTGGCCGTTTTGAACTCGTCCCCGATCAAACCTAACCGTAAAAGCCAAGTCCGAAAGGTGAACTTTTCGTTCGTAGTGGCCGTTTTTCTGGCTGACGCTCCCCTTTGTGCGATTGCCTGGTGGCTGATCGCCAGGCAAAGCTGGATGTACGATTTTATCTTCCCGGCGTGAGTGGTGGAATTAAAAAGCCTGAACTCCACCGTCCCTTTCGTAAAGACTGAGTGGAAATTCAGGCCATGATATCTGCTTGCATGATAATGTTGGTTGGTTTCGCCGGCGTAGGGCTTATACCAAAGTGTTTTTAATGCTTCCATGGTCGCAGGTTTAGTGCGGTTGATGTCTTGTACCAAGCCGCCATTTACCTTTTGGCAAAACCTTCTCGACCGTGCCTCGTCGACTGCGAGGGCTTTATAGAGCATATCCTCTTTGCTGACCATCAGGTTGACCAGGTTGCGCAGCGTTTTGGCGGTATGGTTGGCGGCGTCTACATGGATATGTATGCCGCAGGAGGAGTTCGCAAAGGCCCCGA